ATTCTCTACAAAAGAATATTGAGCGTCTGTTGGTGCGTCCGTATCAAAACCGAAAGCTCTAACCATCCAGACATCAACCGTAACACCTTGAGTTCTGGTTGGATCTATAACTCTCATGATGTTGTTATAGAATTCGTTAGTTTTTCTTCCGCCCCAATCCTTGCCCTGAAAAACATTAATTATTTTTTCGCTCATCTTTTCAGGGAATCTTCCTGTCTTTACTGTTTCTCCGGCGGCATATTGATAGTATGCTTGTAATGCATAATTAAAGTTAGCCTCTACCGGTGTTCCTGGTGAGGTTATAGCAATAACCTGTGCAAGCTTATCTGCATCCTCTTTGTTATTGTTTGTTATATCTAAAAGTGCTTGACCACTTTGTTCATACCAGAATCTTTGAGACACTCCTTCCTTGGCGAGCCCTCTCATTTTTCTTCTGAGAGCACCAACTTTTTGTTTGGAGTCCATTCCCTCTGGAGCTCCCACAACCTGACCGGTTGTTCCTACCTGTCTTAAATCTGGTACTTCAGGTCGAACACGGTCCCCGTCTGTAGGCTGGACCTCTCCATCCACTCTACGACTGGTTTCTGGGATGCCATCGCCTGGTTGATCTTGTCCAAGATCTCTGTCTCTGGCTCGAACCTCAACACCTCGCTTGGCACGGGGTGATTGAAAAGCGAGTTGTACTCTCTCAGCTTTCTTTGTAGTTCCGTTAATTGATATTGCATCGTTTAAATCCTCTATTAATTTTAATACTGTCGGAGCCTTCTCTTCAAGCAATGATCTATTAGTATAATATAATTCGTGTAATTGACCAAAGACCTCTGCCTTAATCATTCTTTGTATCGGCGGGGTCATATTATTATTTAAAGAAATCATTTCATTAAACGGATACCTTAATAGATTTCCATCATAATATTTACCCTTTTCACCCTCGTTAAAAATTTTGATTGCCTCTTGCATAACCTGACCGCCAGTACCATCTTCAATATCAAGGGTGTTATTTGCCTCATTATATTTAAATGTTGGTAAATCAAATAATGGTGAATCAGACGTTACTGGTTGTAATATATTTGCATCAATACTTGGGTTTCTTCCTATAGTAAAATCAATATGGTGTCCCATTTCGTGTGCCATTGTTGATCTTAAATTTAATTTAGAACCTAGGTTATTTTGAAAGTTTAAGTTAGCTATACCAGATATAGGAGAAAAAGATATTCCCTTCAGGGTTGGCATATAAACACCATAAGATGTTTCATAGGTTTTATATCTATTATCTCTTACATGTGCTCCTATAAAGTCTAGATCAGAAAATATATCAATTGGCATTCCTGCTTTGCTTAAATCAATAATACTTTTAGATGCGTTTGTTGCCTCCTCTGTATTAAGATCTCTAAATCTATAATATTTTTCTTCTCCGTTTGGCTCTAGTAAAAACTTTTCTTCAAATGTTCTGCTGTCAACTATTAGGCTTTTTGTTAAATCTATCTCTTTTGCGTCATAGGAGTCATTTTTAATTAAATCTATATTTAGGGTTGGGCTTGAGGGTAAATCTAATTCAAGAATGTTTGTAGCATTATTAACTCTTTCAGTTATTATAGGAGAAAGATCTAAATCTATTTCAGATGTTTTTGATCCTGCAACTTTTTTCTCTACTCCAGAATTTAATGGATCTACAAAATTAAAACCAGGCTCCCTAACTGGGGGAAATTTTAATTCCAAGGTTTCCGCATAATCATCTGGCTGTGAAACACGACCTTCTTCTCCAACCACTAGGGGTTTTCTGTAATCAATGAACGGCTGATTAAAATACTCTAACGCAATAATCTCATCCGCTGTCCAGCCTTTTCCATCAGTGTTAGGGTCTAATAATTTTCTAGAGAAACTATCTATTGCATTGTAATTAAGTTGTAGATTATTTACATTATTATTAAAATCTTCAATAAATAACTCTAGTTCTGGATTGTCTTTCTGGTTTCTTATAAATGTCTTAACATCTTCACTGTAAACAACTCCACCTGTAGTTCTAAATGCTGATATGGATCCAGAGGCTACTATAGACGCTAGAGTTGTGTGTCCAGCAATATCTACTAAAACTTCACTTACAGATCTTCCCTCATACAAAGGATTGTTTGTATTATCAAAAGCGGTCTTGAGCTCTGAATCTAGATCAAACCAAACCGAGTTAAGTTCTTGTAAAACAGAATTAACATTTTCCATACCAACATCAATTCCAACAGTTGCAAGATCTCTTTTAAAAATATCTTTTATAGTGCCTCTTGATCCTGGAGATAAAAATCTCATTACAGGAACAGCCTCTGTACCAACTTCAAGCAAACTGTTTATACTAGCGTAGCCAAGGGCTGATTCATGAGGAAGACCTTGCTGTCTTGCTTCTGAATATGATGCCGCACCAGTCATCAATCCAAAATATGTAAGAGTTCCTCCAGTAACTGCTGGAAAAGCAGCACCTCCACTGGCATAATTTACTGCCATTCCGGTGCCTATTATTGCTAAGCTCTCTACTCCGCTAGAGATAGAGCTTCCGTATGGACCTATGTTGTTATCAGCTCTTTTTTTAGCTATGGCTTTGTCAATTTTTTTAAATTCTTTCAAGCCTTCTTCTTGTGCCTTAGCAAGGGTATCATCAACTTCTTTTCTATATGACTCATCGTTGTTGTAATCTTCTTTTGCTTTTAACTGCAATTTCATATTATAAAGATCTGAAAAACCAGAAGTTCCATATGGACTAGAAATACCAACAGGTCTTATACCTTTTAAGATGTCGTCCATTTCTTCTGCTGAACCAAGTTTGAAAGCAGAAAATATTTTTTGTGCGTTTTCTTTAAATGCTGTAGCTTTAATTATATCTAAGCCATAGCTTATGTTTTCTATTGGTGAATCCGGATATCTTTCTTCTGCCTCGGCTGCCGCCCCAACGAAGGGTTTTATAAAAACATCACCAAAAAAATTTCCAACTTTCCCAATTGGTGTGTCTGCAAAGTCTTCTGGTTTGGGTCCTGTGTTTGCATATGGATCTATACGCTTACCTTTTAATGGATCATTAAAATCAAACTGACCGTAGTTTTCTTCGACACCTTCTCCCAAAGAAGGTTCTGGAAATTCCTCCTCTTCTTTTTCTAACTCCTCTGCTGAAAGTCTTAAGGGATCTGTAAAGTCAAAAGGATTTGCCACACTCTATTTACCTTGTAATGCTATTTTATTAATATAATCTGACATAAACGCCATATATTCCATATCTGTAGAGTCTTCAAGCTTTTTACCGGGATAAACCCTTTCATAATAACTTTCTGCTGCTTTTTTATAGTCTTGATATTTGGCACCAAGAGTTTCCTCAAGAGTAACATCAACATAATTTTTAGATTTATCAAAAGAAATATTTATAATACCGCCAAAGTTATAGGTAGCTTTTTGCCCTGGAAGCAGATTGTCAAAGGTTTTAAAGTTTTGATATACATTTTCAATTTCTGCTGTCAATGTTTCAGAATTTGCATAAGTGTCTACAAAGTCTTCTTGTATTAACCCTGAGCTTGATCCTTCTTTATATTCATATAGATCATCACCAAACTCATCGGTTGTTTTTACAATATGTTTGCTTGAAAGGGTTCCGGGAAGGTTTGAATATAAGCTTTCAAGAAAAGCACTTTCTGAACCATCAAAGCTTTCTTCTTGGGCAGCGTTTGCTGTTTTAAATATAGTCCCAAGTCTTGCAAGTGATTTGTCTTTTTGTTCAAAATAAATATCTGACTTTGCTTTTTTTTCAGCAGGGCTTCCTTGAAAATTTAAATACCCTTTTGATGCTTTCATAAAAACCTCAAAGGTCTGACGATCATTAATCATATGCATTGCAAAATCTTTTTCAGCAGAAATTTTATCAACTATATCTGCAACAGAAACTACTTTTGCATCTGTTCCTTCTTGATCTTCTTTTATAACTTTTGCAAATTCAGTTTTATCTGGAGCATAACTAAAAACATTCTGTTCTTGATCTTCTCCATCAAACAAAACAGAATAATTTACCCCAACAAGCATGTTTGCAGAGTTTTTTATTGCATTAAAATCACCAGAAAGTTTTGCACCCTTTATTATTCCTTTTTTTCCATCTTTTGCTATAAACTGCTTTCCATTAAAGACCTCTAAACTATCTTTATATATGGTTGATAGTTCTTCTGTATTTTCTGCTGCTATTCCTTCAAAATTACCCTGCTCTAACTTGCTAGATATTTTTTCCCAACTTTGCCAGTATTCATCTTTAGTAAATTTTGTCCAATCCATAAATGGTCTAACTTGAGTCAGAGCTTCTTCAACCCTGTGAGCTCTTACGTTTTGTGGGATGCTCTGATCGCCAGCCATTTGATATGAATTTATTAAATTCGTCATTGCTCTTTTTTGATTGTCATCTTCTAGGTTATTTAATGCAATTTCTAAATTTGCCTCTCCTTCTTTTAATTTATTTCTGTTTTGATCTAATATTAGTTCGGCTTGTTCTTTTCTTTGATCGGCTGTGTCTTTGTATTCTTGGAGCAATAAACCTTCTTTTTTTGCTCTGCTTGTTTTAAATTCTGTGTCTGCCTTTATACCCTCTATTCTTACTTCTCTTGTTGTTTCAGACTCGTCTATAGTGGCTTGATATGACTGTTGTCTTAGTTCTTCGGTTTTTAGTTTTTGCTCGTTTAATAATTTTTTTTCTTCAAGCTCTGCAAACGCATTAAAATACGAGAGACCCGCACCGAAACCTTTTCCAAATTCATTTGCCATATTTAATCAAATAACTTCTTAAGAAGATATCCTCCACCAATAATTAATGCTACCCAGGGCAATGCTGCTGCTGCACCTGCTGCTGCTGCTCCTGCTGCTCCACCTGCTGCTCCACCTGCTGCTGCTCCACCTGCTGCTCCACCTGCTGCTGCTCCTGCACCCCCTGCACCTGTTGCAAGAGTTCCAGATAAAACACCAAAGCCTCCGCCTGCACCAGCTGCTGCACCGCCTTGTGCTGCTGCACCTGCCGCTGCCTTCGTTGCTGCTCTTTTAGCTAATGCTTTTGGTATAAGATTTGCTCCAGCTATGCCTCCAACAGTTCCTATAACATTCATCTGTGCAGCATCTTTTTGTGCTTCTAATTGCATATTTGCAATGTCTTTTTGCGTTTCTAATTGTGCTGCTTTTGTTAGTCCAGCTAAAGCCTGACCCTTTTGGATCCTGCCTACTCCTATTAATCCACCTAATCCACTAGCCACTTAATGTACTCCTTTGCGTCATAGCACTGCCAAGACCGCCAGAAAGTATTTGTTGTCTTCTTTCTCCCGATCTCATTCGTGCAAAATTTCTTGCTGCTACCAAAGCAGATGTTTCTGACCTTTGATAATCTGTCTGTGTGTCTGGTCTAAGTTGTAATCCATAACCAGCCTGTCTTCTTTGTTCTTGTCCTCTAACATTAGCATATTGTCTAGCTACCGCTTCCTGTGCTCTCCCAATTTCTTCTTGTTGTAGTTCTTCAAAACCAGTTGTCATTTGAGCTATAAGATCTTTTTCTACTGGAAAAAATCTATTTAAATAATCTTGAAATTCTGATTCATAAAGATCTGCTAAAGTATCTTGTGCTGATTGATCTCCACTTCTAAAAGGATTTACATAGAGGTTATTTCCTTGATTAAAATATCCCTGTTGACCATATGTAGCATTACCAAAAAGACCCTGAAATCCACCATAAAAATCGTTCATCAACCTTTTCCTTTATTACTATAAAGACCATATCCCAAACCAGCAGCTGTACCAGCCGCACCTAAAACATTTGTGTATTCACCCATGCTTTGTTGTGCTATTGCCTTTGATCTTTGCAGCCCTAAAGAACCAACATCTCCTAAGCCAGCCATTGCTGTTCCAGCCTGCCCTTGACCCATTGCAACAATATTTTGCATGCCTTGGTAATATCTATCCACTTGTCCTGATAACGCTTCTGCTGTTCCTCTGCCCATGCCTTGTGCTTGAGCTTGTTGCATTTCACCCGCCCTTGCCTGGTATTGTCCACTGGTTGGATCGGCTCCAACTGAGAATGCTCTTTGTTGCATTTGTTTTCTTGCAGCCTGAAATTCTGGTTGTTGTAAAGCAGTAACAAAACTTTCAACATTTGAAAAACTAGATTCATTCTTCATAGAAAAAACATCAGACATATATTGATTTTCTAAGGGTACATAATACTGTTGATAAAGATTAAATCTTTGTGCTGCAATTGAAGCTAATGCTTTTTGTGATTTTGTGTCTTCGATTTTTGTTGATCCGCCGCCGCCTGACATTATATTTCTTTCTCCACTATGTATTGTTTTGTTTCATAACCTATATGAGACAAGACATCTGCTAATCCCTTCCAAGGCGTCCAAAATTCTACTTTGTTACATCCTCTTTGTTCAGCCATATGTTCAATATACTCCATGTATTTGCCATTAGCATTTTCTCTTTTATCGTAAGCCACCCAAATTAACAATGATTGTGTGGGCTTAAAAACACTAGGCTTTACTTGTAGAATAATAAAGCTCTCACATGGGTCTTGCTCTATATCTACATAAAGCTCTGCTACCCCATTAACTAGTGCTGAATATATATCTTCTGGTCTCCATTCTGGATTTGCTTCTTTTTTTATTTCCCGCAAACCAGATTCTATATAATCCCAATAAACTCTAACATCTACTTGTGATAGCATTTTACCCATAAGATACCATTAAATTATATAATAATGTAGCATTATATTACTAATTAAGAAGGCTCTGAGGGGAAAACAATATCATCAAAATTTTCGGCTTCAGAATGTGAGCTGGGTAAATCTCTTAAAGATTGTCTATAATTTGCCCACTCTGTTTTTTTTAAATCTGATAAAGGACTGTCAGACATTTGCGTCCAGTCTGAATTTTGCAAAAGAATATTTCTTTGTGATCTTACATCATCCCAAAAATCAACTGACACATTAACTGGGCTACCATCAACAAACTTTATACTTGATGGTGAATAATATCCCTCTACAATGGTTTCATCTGAGCTAACCAAAATATCATCAACGTCACAATCAGAGCTAATTACAGATTCAATAATACCAGTCTCTGTTTTATATATAGTAAAGTGTTTCATTAAGTTGTGTTATCCATTGTAACGTGCAATTGCATGTGAGTATGATTATAACTTCCAGAAAAGTAAACTCTCCAATATACAGTACTCTGCGAGGTTGTCATATTTGTTATCTGTCCTTGATATGTGTAGGTGTATCCACGATATGTACCCGCACTCCAATAAATATTAGCCTCACCTCCTGAGGCAGTTATCCAAGTAGAGTTATTTAAAGAATATTGAACCTTGCCGCCATTAACGTTACCCAATACGGCAGACAAAACTACAGAATAAGAAGCATTGTTTCTAACCTGAGTAATAGTCACAGGCACAAAGGATGCATTAGATCCTGTGTATATAGTGTTTCCGCCACTACCCCTTATGGCTGAACCATATCTTAAAAGCGGTACAAAGGCTCCTGTGTGTGATTTTATGTCTGTACTAACATCATCAAAGTGTTTTACATTAAGTGTATCCACATTAATTCTATCTGAATTAATTAACCCAGCATTTATTTTTGTAGCATTGAGGTCGTTAATCTTAGCGTTTGTAATAGTTGCATCAGCTATCTTGGCATTTGTTATATTGGCATCAGCTATCTTAGCTGAAGTAATTGCAGCATCTGCTATCTTTGCACTGTCTATAGCTGCTGTGCCTATTTTTGCATTTAAGATAGCACCATCAAGAATCTTTACAGAAGATATAGCACCATCATTAATGTCTGCTGTATTTATTAATGCAGTGCTTGCCGATGTTCCTGTTGTTGAATTAAAGGGTCCTGGAGTGTCTTGGGTATTAACAAAGCGTATCCAATAGTACCTTGTCTGATTGGTTCCTACTTGGTGATTAAAAACACTAGCAGTTGTCTGTCCAACAAAAGATCTGTTTGCAAAATTATTAGAGGTTGCAGACCATATTTCAGCATGAGAGAATCCTATAAAATTAGTATTATCCCAGTCTAGTACTATGTTTTGAAATGCTCCAGTAGCACTAAGCCCAGTTGGTACTGGTGGTGTATCTAAAACTTCCTCATCGCCAATAATAACGTTGGTTGAGCTTCCACCAACCACAGACCCTGTTCCACTAATTCTTATGTCACGTTTTACAATACCTTTGTCAATAAGATCTCTAAAAGTTACAGCCGCATCAAGAGGATTTCCTATCTCCCCTTTAAGTCGTGCAATAGACTCATTTACATTAGAGGCAAACCTTTTTCCCTCATGATCAAAAGTTCTAGGTACAACAAAGGTTCCTCTGGCTTTACCCATTAAGTTATCTCCTGAGGACTTTCATATACACATACCTCATTTACTGGGTCTGTTCCTTCTAAAATAATATGAAAGGATTTTGTTTTATATCCTCCAGGTAGTCTAAATATATTGTTACTAGTAACCGTTTGTGTATGCTTTAACACACCATCAGTATAGAGTTTAAAAGTTAAACTGTTATAAGAGTCAGCACTTACTTTTGCAACTCCTGGTGATATAGGTCTATTGGTATAGAACTCTTTTGATTTCCACGTATAAGTTCTCTTACTGTTTGATCTGCCAAACTTTTTAAGAACTCCACCAATAACCAAATATAGCTCATCGTTTTCTCTGTCGTTGTAACCAGCATGTGCATAAAAATCTAAATTGACAAAAGCATTCTTTCCGCCCCTTGGATCAAAGATAAAGCCCTTTTTAGTATTTGCATCTGAACCATCCCAAGTAAATCCAAGATACTTACCCTCATACTCATAACCCTCTACGTTAGAAGGATAGTAATCCTGCCATTGATCTCTGGTAAATATCTGTTGTGTAATAAGCTGTATTCCTGAATTAGAAGCCAAGACTAGACCGTCTGGTGATGAATATATTGCGTACTCTCCCATATCAACAAGAGACCTTTTATTCACACATGGCAAGTTTGCATCTATTTCTACCATAGCCATAGAACTTGGATCTGTTCCTGATGCAATAAAGGGCTTCCCGTTTGTTGTTACTAGCAAGCCAGATGCTATAGATGTTATAGCAACTATGTCTGTTGAGGTTGTTAATTGATTGGCTAATGGATAGGAGTGTGGTAAAAAGGATTCACTAAAAAGCAAAGTGTTACCACTAAACCCTGCTGTTATACCGTTAGGCATGGTAGTGATACCAAGCATAGGTCCATCTGGATGATCTGCTGAGGTATCGTCTGGTGGTGCAAGGTTGTCGGTTGATTCTATTTCTTCCCCAAGTGACGAGTCCAGCAATGCCTCTGTTGTTGAGCCTGCTGATGTTCCAGCAACATCCTTAACAAATCTAAATACACCATTTATATCTGTTCTATATATTCTTCTTTTGGAAATATTATAAGTTCCACTTGTAGCTGCTGGCAGTGATATAGTAACAGTAGCACCGTCAGAAGCGTCTACAATATCTGTAGATGCTACAACACTTGGCGGACCTTCCTCACCAAATGCAGTAATCTCTGTATAAAGATAGGCTCTAGAAGATATGGCAGCACCATCTGCTGCGGTTGCATTGTTAACAGATGGCGGAGAAGTAAATGCTCCAGGGGTTGGTAAACCTAATCTATAAGATGTTACAGGATAGGGACCTGATCCAGTTATGCCATTTGAAGCGTCTACCATCCTTGGAAAACCAGAAGATCCGTTTACTCCTGTAAAGTAAAACCTACTAAATGCATCTTCCTTGATTGGGCTTTTAATAACATTAACATCATCATTGAAAGTAAACCATTCATTATCTGTTGCTTTAAATATTGTTTTAGTTGACGTAGTTATGTGTGATGCTGGGTGTGTAGGACCTGACTCTGATGGATCGTTTACATCTTGAGGTAAAGCCTCTAACCTACCTCTATCTAAAAAAGCATTCTCAGTACTTTGTGCTACATCCTCAGGCAATAACCTAGGTGCAATTTTTTCGTTTAATCCACTAAATGTTGTAAGTTTAAATCCAGCCACGTTAACTCTCTGTTGGTTTGAATACTCCTGCCTTTATTAGTTTTTCTCTATTGTTCATATGCTCTTCTTCTATATCGTCTTTTGACTGACCATGATAAGCAACGGCTAAGTTTCTCTTTATCATTTCAATATTTAAGTCTAAATCATCAGCAAGGATAGTTCCTAAAACTCTACCAAACTTACCTTTCTTATCCAGCCTTGTTTGTACCTTTACGAGGCTAGCACTTTCAATCTTTTCTTTTAAAAAACTTGAAGCTAATTTGCCTCTAGCTTTTTCATCAAGATCTCTAGTTCTTGACTCTGGGGTATCTACTCCATAAAGTCTAATTCTAGACTTGAAATTTATATCAAAACCTAAGTGAATCTCAGCATCAATAGTGTCACCATCAACTATTCTAGTAACAGTGCATTTATATTCATACATTTTTTATTTTTTCTTTCTTTTCTTTATAGTTTTATAAGCTTCATTTTTAACAGTCTTTGGATCGTCTGCGACATAACGCCCTTTCTTATCCCTAGCTCTAACTACCTCAGACTCAACCAAGCCTAGTTTAGCTAACATATTACCAAACCAGCTCACCTGCCATCCTCTTTAGATTGTGAAGCTCCAAAATAAAAAGATATCACAGCACTAGCCAAACCACCTAAATATCCTAAAACTAAATTAATTAAAGCTTCGCTGTTTTGCTCTGGGGGCTGGAGTGTTACCAAGAATATATATGTCATAAACCCAGTTAGAGTCATGATTCCCATTATTCTTGTTGTCCAATCTTTGCTAAAGCTTTTTCTAGCATCTCGTTTGTCATCAGTTTCTAATTTAAATATATCAACATCTAATTGTTTCATCTGTTGCTCAAACTCCTGCTCTGCTTTTTTGAGCTGTAGCATTTGTTCTGGTGTTGCTTCAGCTATTGCCCTTTCTATAGACTTTGTATTGTTTGGTACGCCTAATGTTTCGGCTATAAGGTTTGCCGCCATACCGCCCATAGGACCACCCAATGCTGTTCCTAATGTTGGAGCAACTGCTCCTACTACATTTTTCAATAAACTTTTTAATGCCATAATAATCCTTATAA